CTGAACATTATCAATAAACTTCTGAAACTTCTCTTCAACAGGTTTTATGTCTCCGTCTTTACCATCCTTACCTGCAACACCTTGAACGCCCTGTGGTCCAATCTCGCCTCTTGGTCCGACTGATCCTTGAATTCCTTGTTGTCCGTCTCGACCTCTGTCACCTTTGTCGCCCTTAGGCCCTTGGTCGCCTTGAAGACCCGTTTCTCCAATTGGTCCAGCTGGACCAACTGCGCCTGTTTTTCCATCTCTTCCGTCCAGACCATTTTTTCCATCTGCACCCCTATCGCCTTTATTGCCTTTTTCTCCACGCTCACCAGCGACACCTTGAATTCCTTGTTCGCCTTGGGGACCGACTTGACCCTGTTCGCCCTTGTCTCCCGTATCCCCTTTTATTCCCTGCAGACCTTCAGGCCCGATTTCTCCCTGTTGACCAACATCACCTTTTTCACCACGTTCGCCAACATCGCCCTTGTCACCTTTGTCGCCTTTGGGTCCCTGTGTGCCAGTCGCACCAAGGGCTCCACGTGGACCGACTGGACCAGGAACTTGTTCAACGATTACTTCTGCTGTTTTCTTTTCTAGAAGAGATACAAACTCTGTCTTAAGTTTTTGTATCTCTTGTCTTGTGTATGCTACGGATGTTGCAACAGAAACTGCTTCGCTGAGTGTACCGCTAAAATTAGTTTCCTTCTTTGTCACCTTTAGCCTCTTCAACTAATGTGCCAAAAAATGCAGTCATAGACTTAGCTAATTCTCTTTGGTCTATGTCATCAATCACTCTACCAGTGTTTTCAATTTCTTCTTTTTTCACACTCACAACAAGCTGTTGCGGTGGAGGTGCAGGCGGTGCTGGAGGTGGCAAATCTTCTGGTACAGAATCTTCTCCATCCATGTTTGCTTTGTCTTCTTGCATCTCTTCGTCCATCTGTTTTATATCTTCTTCGCTTTGATGTAAAACATTTTTTCTAATGTAATTAATTGAGAAGTATTTGCCAACATATCCGTCAATGTCTGAAAGAACACTTAATCGATCTTTCATCAATTCAGCATTTTTAAGTTCGCTGAAGTGTGAGTCTGATTGATAGTCATAGCTGATTTCTTCTTTCATTTGTTCCCACTCTTTACGAGTGCAAACACCTTTAAGTAGAAGCTGTGTTTCAAGCATCTTGTCGAATAAGTGTGAGAATCTCAAACGTAAACGTGAAATGAATTTACCAAACTTCAATTCATCTCTAGTAATTTCAGAAGCACGACCTAGTGAAAATCCATTGTCAGCTTCTATGCGAGAAACTGGAACGTTCAATGATTTGAACATCTTCTTTTGAAAGTACAATACATCTTCAATCTCACCTAAGTTTTGTCCACCCTGTAGTGTCGTAATCTCAGTACCTTTACCACCTTCTCTACGTGGTAACCAGTAATCCTCTAGCATTGTTTGGAATCTTCTGTCATCACGAATTTCACCAGTCTGTGCATCATAGACTAATTTGTTTTTATACTTCTGCATGATTTCACGCAAGTATTGTTCTGCCTTCATCTTAGGTAAATTACCTACGTCAATGTAAAAGATTCTACGCTCTGGAGCACGGGAGATACGATAGATAACTGTCGCATCTTCAAGCATACGCAATTGATTGAGTGGTTTGATTGCTTTGTGTAAATGAGAAACAATTACTTTGCCATCTTTGTCTGTGATACCAGAGTTGGTATAGCAAACTGAGTCTACTGCAATTTTGATACCTTGTGAACCATCTTTAGCAAATCCTTTATCAGAGTAGATAAAGTATTCGTGGTACTGTTGTGATGTGTCTGCTGTTCCAGGACGATTGTCAGTTCTTTTGTTTTCACGCACTTTACGAATTTTACGTGGATCAATGTAACGAACTTCTTTCAATCCTGATCTAGGATTCTTTTCGTCAATGACCATGTGATAATACAATCGACCATCAACATACCATCTACGAAAGATATCATAACCTTGATTGTTGAAGTCAAGAAGTTTCATAACGTAATGATATTCATCACGAATTTTTTTCTTGATTGATTCAGGCTGTTCAAGTTTATCTAAAATGATTTGAACTGGATAATCACCATCTTCAAAGACTAATGATTCATTAACAATGTCTTCAATAGCCGCATCGCATTCTGGCTGAAGTGCCATCTCACGATACTTCTTAATTAAATCTGCGTCTGTTCTAATCTGTCCTTCAAGGTCTAAGTATGTACCATAGACACCACCGCCAGAAATTGCAACGGATGCATCGTCATCGGTAGGTGGCACAAACGATTTTAACTGTTCTGCTTCAACATCATCTTTACCAATTTTATATCCAAAAAGTTTTATCGCCATATTTGAGTCTCTCTAAAAAAAATGGGGGCCGTAATAGCCCCCATTGTTTGACAACTATTACGCAATTATTTATGTTGCGTAAAATTCATTATTTAAGTCTTTTTATTGAACTGTTGATCCTGCTGACCTTGACGTTGGTGTCGAAGCATCCCCGCCTGCTGTAGTTGATGTATTACCCACATCTAAGTAGTGATATTGGAATGTAACAGTAAATTCCTGAACTGCATCTGTGGTGTCGTATGACAAGTCAATAGCAGAAACATCAGTTGGGAACGCATCATACAAATCATACACTCTAGAAATTTTACCATCAGGTCTTAATTGATTAATAGAAATTCTGCAACGATATGTACCTGTGCCGGTTCTTAATGCTTCTTCTCCATTAACGTCAACGATACTATTCATCCACTTATCAAAAGATTTGCGAAGGTTTTGTTGGTCATCATTAACAAATGTCGCTGTCCAATCTCCATATGTTCTATCGCCAGGAATTTTAATTCGTCTTCCTCTAAATGGAACTTCAATAATACCTAATGTAAATGCTGGAATTGCACCAGACTTACATAAAATACTAGTCTTTTTTTGGTCAAAACCAGGAACCGTAAATTCTGGTATAATATCCATGCGGAATAAATTTGCCTTTGACCCACCACCTAATTTTTCTCTAAATCTATTAATATTAAAAAATTCGTTTGCCATTTTTATTCCTTAGTTATGCTGGAAGTGTAAAGTAATCGTAAGACCAAGTTACAGTAAATTCTTCAAGGGTGTCTGTAGAATCATAAGACAAATCAATAGTGCTGATATCACTAGGCCAACAGTTAAGTAATTTGTATGAATTCACTACCGTGCCTGCTTGATTAAGTTGGTCAACTGTAATACTGGAAAAGTCCATTTGGGCTCCTCCAGTTTTAGTTTTTGAAGTTGTTGAGTTATAGTCCGTAGTTCCGTATGTTTTCTGTAAGTCTTCTAGTGTTTTTCTAATTGTGTGATTAGAATCATTGATAACTGTTGTTGTCCAGTCAGCAAATGTTCTATCTCCAGCCGCTTTAAATCTTCTGCCAGCTGAAAATGGAACTTCAATGATGCCTAAAGTTGAGCCAGGCAGTTGGGCTGCCTTGCATAAAAACCCAAACGTTTCATTTTGCTCCGATGAGAAACCATTGCCTGCTAAAGTAACTCTAAACAGGTTTGAACGAGCGCCCGTATTAAGGGCGAGTTTCAAATCGCTAATTGTTGTAATTGCCATATAATTCTCCTTATTTATTCTCTATTATTTATGCGGCAATTTCAGCAAATGTAGCGTTACCTCTTACAGAAACAAAGTTAAGTTGAATGAAGTTAACAGAACGAATTGGTTGTACGAAAATGTCGCAAACAAATTCATTAGCATTTACTACATCTTCTGGATTGTTTGATTCATCACAAACAACTCTGAATGCTGTAATACCTCTTCTAGACTGAACGCTTCTTAAGTAAGGAACAACTAGACTTACGAAACCATCTCTTGTTGTTGCATCGTTTTGGTCAAACAATACATTGTCTGCGGATTGTCCAATTGTCTTTTGTAATTCAATAAACAATCTACGAACGTTGACACGATTCATTGAAGTATTTTTCAATGTAAATGTCTTGTCGCCAAACAAAACTGTACCCTGACCAACTTGTGTAATAATTGGATTAATTGCGGCTTTGTACAATGTATCTCTGTCAGCTTGATTTGGATTGTATGCTAAACGAACTAAGTTTTGAATACGTCCATTGTTGAAACCAGCTGGAGATAACCATGGCTCACGAACAGAGTCATTACGTGCCATACAACCTGCTGTGTCAGCATTCAATGGTACATAAACATATGCGTCATTGTATTTGTCGTACTGATATTTCCAACCGCTGTCTGCAATTGCGTATGTAGAACGTGTAACTGTGTCTGCCCAAGATAAGATTGAAGTCGCCTCAGAACCAGCATTGTTAACAACGTTTGCTCTCAATGGAGATACACAAACAATAACGTCTTTTCTAAGTTCAGCAACGTCAGCAATAATTCTATTTGCTACTGTAGCGTTTGCTTGACCAGTCACAATAATAGATGCTGGTATTTCTTGTTTATTTGCAAGCAAGACATAAGAAGATGATCTATCGCCATCTGTCAATGCGTTACCATCAGAACCACCAGCTAATGTGTACGCTTTAGGTACATTGACTGCCGTGTAAGTTACGCCAGACAATGTATTGCCCCAATTGGAGCCTGCTGTGTCGTGGGCAGCCCACCAAACATAATTAGAGCGGTCATTGATAACTGTTCTATAGTAGTTGCTACCGCCAGAATCAGCTTTAGCATCAGAGCCTTTAGAAAGATATGCGTATTTTTCCAAAACTGTTCCTGCTGTTCCAGTGATATCACCAGTTTTGTCAACGACAACAACGTGCAATTCATCATTAGTTGCGCCTGCGGCTGTTCCTGCT